TAAACCAAGTAAATCGTTCTACTTCTTGTTTAAGCTCTTCTTGAAAAGCAAAGTTTAATTGGTTCTTTAATGTTTCTAAAGATGCAGTAATTTGTCTTTGGTTAGTGACTTCATATTGTTCTTTAGGCTCTGGAATATAAACTGTAATTTTTGCCATTATCTTCTACCATCGGGTTGAAAATCAAATCTAAATAAACCTAGTCTCCAATTTTCATCTGTTGAATCGTTTTCTATTTTTAAAGCAGCTAGTCTTGCTCTAGCTCTAGTATCTATTTTAGTTGTAGAACTAGTTACTGTAAATGGCCCTAAAGGAGAACTAGATTGAGAATTTGCTGGATAATCTCTTAACTGCATTGTAACTTTAGCGTTACCTTGCAGCACTTTAAAATCTGGAACAAATCTTCTTATCTTTATAAACACTTCTCCTTCTCCTCCAATGTCTAAATCAAAGTCACCTGATTCAATAAAAGCAGCTATAGCAGTTTTGTTACCATTAAAGTCTACTTCATTGACTCCTGTTTCATGTTGGTAATATGTAGATTTACCTTGAGACGCGCTTATACCGTTAACTGTTGGAAAGTTAGGTGCACTGTTTTGTGTATATTTAGTCCCGTAAGGTTTATCAAACACAGCTTGGTCTGCGTAAGATGATCTTGCTAAAGTCCCTGTTACCCAAGTACCTTCTAAATAGTTATAAGTAACCATTCTATTTACAAAATTACTTGAGGCATCAGGATAAAACCAAATAATTTCATTAAATAAACTATTGTGTGATGCATATACCTGTTGACCCGCATTAAAATTTAAACCTGGGTTAGTCCCTGTTGTTTTAAATACAAAATCTTCTACAGGACAAGACATTCTTTTTACAGATCCATCGTAGGTAAAAAATCCACCTTCATCAGACATCCAATACACTGAGGTGTCTACAAACACCATTGAGTTTTGTCCTAGCACACCACAATTAGATCCTACTTGTCTAATAGAAAATGTAAAAGGTGGACCAACAAATTGCATGATATATGCTGAAGTATCAGTACCAACAAACGTAAAGTCTTTACCTTGAACCGCACCTCTTATTTCAGTCCCAGAGTCTAATTGAAAAGTCCCCGCAGTATTAACTGATGTAGGTTGATATACACTTCTATTCTCTTGATCAGAAAATCTAATAAACATTTTATCTTGTGTAGAAGGAGACCCAATTGTTGTTTCAGTTCCTAAATGAAATAAATGTCTATCTCTATCGGATACAATAGTCATTACAGATTTAGTAGGATTGTTAGAAATTGAAGTTGCTCTGGTAGATAAGGCAGCTGGGTTACTATTTACTGGAGACCATTCAAAAGATCTGCCATTTAAAACAGTGGCTATTAATATTTGACCATAATTATCCAAAGACCATAATCCAGGATCTAAAAAAGTATTTGTGGTAGTTCTAGCAGTCCCCCAAGTTCCCGCATTCCAAGTTCCCGCACCCCATCCGTATCCAGGTGTTTGAACTAACGGGCCAACTTTAATGTAAGGTAAAGGGTCTAATGTTCCGTCGTTCGTGGCCCCTGTGCCTGTTTCCGCTGTAGGCATTTTAATTGTAAAAGTAGTAGTGCTTGGAACAGTTTGTACTTCAAATAAAACATCATTAAAATCAGTAGCCGTATAATCTGTTTGACCCCCAGTAAAAGACCCTGCGTTTTCAAATGTAACAATATCTCCTGGTTCTAATTCATTTGCTCCTGTAGTTGTAATAGTTACAGTTGTTGAGCCGTTTGTTGTAGTAATATCTGCCCCTGTTTGTTGTCGGTCAGGGTCAATAGGGGTTATGTCGTAAAACTGACCTGAATAATAAACATATAACAATCTATTAGTACCAATTGCAGCATACTTACGGCCATCTAAATCTGTAAATGTATGAATTGCTCTTGCAGCTCCTATCAATTCAGAAGAAGTTTCTTGAGCCCAACCCCCTATTTTTTCAGGTTGCCCATATCTAAAACGTACATTATCCCCATCTACCCAGTTGTTTTCATTCTGGGTATCTGTCAATTGTTTATTAAATCCAGGTCTAAAAGGTATTTTTGTTAAAGCCATAAATGCATTTTACAATACATTTAAGCTGTAGTATAGAGGCTAATATGAATACGATGAAAGCCCGAATAGTCTGGTTTCCTGAAAAATTATCTACTATAAATTTTGATACTTTAGAGAACAAAATAGACTGGGATCAAGAGCATTTAGAGACTGTCCGTAAATACATGAAGGAAGATGGATTGTTATTTCCTGCCGTATTTAAAGATAATGAAATACATTGTGGTCATTACAGATTTAAGGTAGCGAAAGAAATGGGTTATGATGGTATTGATGCATATAAAGTAAAGACTTTTAAGGAAGTCTTAAAATTGACCACTTTTACAGAATTGTGTTATAAGCACTACAAAGAATATAAAGATAAAAATTATGTATGAGTCATTAACAGAAGCAACTAAATTTCATGCTGTAAATCAAGACAATTGGATTGGTGAAGCATTAGCAGAATATAAACATCAAATTTTTAACTTGATAAAAGAAAACAATATTAAAACTATTTTAGATTATGGTTGTGGTAAAGCAAAATTTCATTCCATCTTATTTAATAATAGAAAGGTTCCAGGATCTCCTATGGGTATAAACATAACTCCATATGACCCTGCAGTTGCACAATTTTCAAATAAACCAACTGGTCAATATGATTTAGTTTTATGTATTGATGTCATGGAACATGTTCAAGAAGATAAAGTTGAAGAAGTTCTTAAAAATATATTTAGTTACAGTAATAAAGTATTTTTAACCATTACTTGTTATCCTGCTACACAAACTTTACTAAATGGAAAAAATGCACATTACACTATTAAAGAACCTGATTGGTGGAAAGAGAAGTTAAAACCATATGATGGTAGCTATATTACAATATTTCAAACTAAACCCAATAGAGGTGGTGATGTAGTTAACAAAGAAGAATGGAAACCTAATGCTATTACATTAAAAAAATTAGAAAAAAACGATAAAACATTAGATGAAACTCAAAAAGAAAAAGCAAAATTATTATAATGATTTTTCAAAACATAGAGTTGTATGAAACTGATAAGTTTCAATATTTACTAATTCACAAAAATGCGTCTAGTAGTATTGTAAATTGCATTAAACATTTAAACCCTATAGTCACAGACAAAATAAATATAAACAAAGTAAGATGGACAATAATCAGAGAGCCATATGAAAGATTTGTTTCAGGTTTAAAATATGACTTACAAAGACATAATTTAAATATTAAAGATATAGATTATTCTTCTTTATTTAATTCTAAAATTAATAAATTTTCAAGACTAAATGGTAATGTAAATCATACAACATCACAAGTTCCTTACTTAATAAATACTCACATTAATTGGTATATTGAAATGAAAGACTTAAATATTTTTATGAAAATGCACTTTGATAAAGTTGAATATTATAATGAAAACAAAATTAATATAAAATTAGACCTAGATAAAAAAGAAATAATAAAATATCTAAATTTAGATTATTATGTATATAACAATATATTAAATTCTAATTACTTATGGAAATGGCAACAGGGTAAAATATTTTAAAATGATAAAATTAATAAACAAAAATAATAAATTAAATGAAACAAAAAATAGTTTAAATATTACTTATCCTAGAACTGTAAATATTATATATGGTCATTATCCCTATCCAAATAAAGTTCATAATATGATTTTAGAAATAAAAAACAATCTTGACCCTAAAATGGATAATTATACAGCAGTAAAAGGTGGAATGACAAATTGGAAATATTTTATAGACAAAGATTCATTTAAAGATTTTTTTACTTTCGTAATTAATAAACATCAATCAACACATCCTAATATATTTGCTTATTTTTTAGAACGATCGTGTGTTATAGATGCATGGGGTAATGAAGTTAAAAAAAATGATAGTATTGATTTTCACGATCATAGATATTATCACGCAATTTTATATCTAACAGATGGAGCTGATTTAATTTTACCAGAACTAAACATTTCAATTACACCTAGAGCGGGTGATTATTATATTTTTCCTCCAATGGTACTACATGGTTTGGACAAACATAAAGATGATTTTACAAGATATTCTTTAATATGTAATTTTGATTCTTTTGAACACTTTTCATTAAACAAAAAAATAGAAAAAATTTATGAAAAAAACAATAAATAAAAAAGCTAGTATAAATAATTTTATAGGTGTTTATGATAACTACATCACTAAACAAGAATGTGATAAAGCTATAAAATTATTTGAAAATCAAAATAAGTTTAACAACACTTTAAATAGAATTAGTTTTGAAAACGCATCTATTTTAGAAAAACAAGACAAACAATTTTTTGCAGGAGAAAATAATATAGATGTCTGGTGGGAAGACTTAAAACCTTTGATGTTAAATTTTGATATAGCATGGAATCACTATATGCAACAAACTGGAGCAAGAGAAAGTTATGGACAAAATAAATTTATTTATACACGTTTGAAAATTCAAAAAACATTGCCTACGGAAGGTTATCATGTTTGGCACATAGAACATGGTTCTACTTTTGAAATGCAGGCTAGAGCCTTTGTTTTCACTATTTATTTAAATGATGTTAAAGAGGGTGGTGAAACAGAGTTTTTACATTTTTCTCAAAGGGTACAACCTAAAACAGGAAGAATAGTTATTTGGCCAGCAGGTTTTCCATATGTTCACAGAGGTAATTCACCTCTATCTGGTAAAAAATATATCCTAACATCTTGGTTGAGATTACATTAACAATGTCATTTGATGCTAAAATATCTAATTTAAAATTTCATATAAATGGTTTAGTTCCAAAAGATGTATGTAAATATTTTATAAATTTTTATGAAAATAATACTGATTATGCCCTTACAGAAGAAAGTTATAAATATAAAACTAAAAAAACTGAAGAAGATAATTTTAAATGTTTAAACTTATCTCTACTTTATTTAAAAAATGAAAAATATAAAAAACCATTAGAATTAGCAAAAAAATATATATCTATAATGATAACTAATTATGTTTTACACATTCAAAAAAATATTTGTCCTACATTTGATCAAAAACTTATATCAAAATCAAATAATATTCGGATACTAAAATATGAAAAAGGACAATGTATAAAAGATCATTGTGATGTTGGTGGTTCTATACGAGCATCATGTACATTAAATTTAAATGAAGATTATGAAGGTGGTGATTTTAGATTTTTTAATGGTAATATAAAACACTCTTTTAAAACAGGAGATGCTATGATATTTCCTGCCGAACCTATTTGGATTCATGGAACTGAACCTATTGAAAAGGGTGTAAGATATTCTATTAATTGTTTTTTAGGTTATTAATGAATTTAGTATATCACATACCAGATAAACTGTACTACATACAAAATTTTTTAGATTATAATACGTATAAAAAGATACACTATGATGTTTTTAAAAGTAAACTAATTAAACTTAATTCAACAAAAAAAACATGGAATAAGGAACTACAACACGGCTATAAGGATTATGTTGATAACACTTCTTTAGACACTAATTATAAACCATTACAAAAAATAAAAATACTATTAGAAAATAACCCTTTTTATAAAATTAAAATAAATAAATTCAAACCTTTGATTCATTCTATGAAAGATAATTCTGGCATAAATTGGCATGATGATTATGGTTGGCAATATGGAATAACTTATTATATAAATTATAAATGGAATTTGAAATTTGGGGGTGAGTTTTTATTTAAAGATGAAAAATCTTATGGGTTTATACCTTTGGTAGGAAATTCATTAGTTATAATTAAGGCTCCTCTTAATCACAAAGTAACTCCTGTTATGAAATCAACAGTTCCTAGAAAAACAATACAAATTTTTATTAATAATAAATGATTAAAATAATAGATAATTTTTTTAAAGAAGAAGATTTAATTGAAATTCAAAACTTTGCTTCAACTAAAGCCTTTTATGTACCTCAGTTTTTTGACAACACAAAAGAAAAAAATAAAGACAATTATTATGGAGATAGATACTATTTAGATTCTACACCAGAATTATTAGAAAAATTTATTAAACAGGCTGAATTAAAATTCAAAATTAAGATAAACAAAATACTTAATACCTCAGGTATAGATCAAAGAAATTTAGATCATTTTAAACCACATCAAGATGATGCTAAAATAAATATTATGATAATGTTAAAAGGCATAACAGCAGTTACAAATGGAACAGTTTTTTATAATAAAAATAATAATAATAATTTAGAATTAGACACTCATGTTGGCTTTAGAGAAAATAGAGCAATACTGTTTCCATCAAATCATTGGCACTCTCAACACGCAAGTAATATTCCTAATATGATAAGATTTACTGCTACTTTATTTATTGAAGATTATGAAGAATAAGAAGTAGGTCTTGGGCCTAATCTAGCTATTTTTTCAGCTTCAGTTTCGGGTACAACTTCATCATTAACAACTAGAAGATTTACATCCCAATCATTTTGGATTTTAGCCAAATACATTGGATCCCATCTAGTAGAAAATTGACTTATATCTCCAAGATTAGCGTCAGCATATGATGAATTAGGAGTTTCATCTCTATACTCTACTTCATCTGAAGTATTAGGTGTTCCATATTGAATAGCCCAAATATTAGAAAACTTAGATTGATTCCAAAAATCATCATCATTTATTTTAAAAGCAATACCTTCAGAAGCACCCTCTGCATAATTTTTAGTTATTTTTTTGTCATCAAATACTACTGCCCAGTTTCCTTTACTTGCCATTTTATCTCCTAAGTTTTAATTATATAAATTAAAGTTAAATATGGTTGAACAACTGATGTTGCATCACCTGCAAAGTTTGCACTCATATTGTGTGAGTGACCTCCACCATCTCCTCTGTTACCTGTATAAAATCCACCACCCATAGCAGCATTATGGTAAGCAGAACTCATACCAGTAAATGGTTGTCCAACAATCAAGTGATTGTGAGATGCAAGTTGTGAGGTAGCTAGTGTTGCGTTTGCTGTTGAACCCCCAACGTTTCCAGTTGAAGTTACAGTGTTTGCTCCACCTGTTGTCGCTAATGCTTTAGTTCCAGATTTTCCAACTGCTACATTGTCTTGTAAGTCTGGTAAATCAAAAGTTGTTGAACCATTACCTGATCCATAGGTTGTACCGATAATTGCAAATAAATCTGCGTATGTAGTTCTTGATACAGCTGATCCATCACATTCTAAGAAACCTGTTGGTACAGATGAATCCGTCCACGGCACAATCGTTGCTGTTGGAATACCCTCAATCCCTGTAAGGTTAGCTCCATCAAAATCGTATCTAGTTGCTTCGTAGTTTGCCATAATTATTTATCCTTATAAGTCCAACCAACTGTTGCATCGCCAGAATATACAAGAGTAAATCCTGCACCTTCTGTATTCACAACAAGGTCGGCTGCTGCATTTGTTATATTAGATCCATTTCTACCAACTGTAAAGGCATTAGTATCAAAACTATATTTTGAATCTACAAATGTCACTTCATCTCCTGTTGCTGGTGAAGCGGGTAAAGTTATTGTTAAAGTTCCACCAGATGTATCTGCTAAAATTTGTGCACCTGCTTGAACTGTTTCAGCTGAAGAGATTGCTCTCCATTTTTTAAATTCTAAATCTTTTACGATGTCCGTTCCATCTGCATGACAAATGTATGAATGACCTTCACATAATAAAAATCCAGTTTGTCCTGTTACTTTAAATGTTAAAGTATTTCCTGCATGATCTGTTCCATCAACGATGTTAAAAAACTTTTCAATTCCTGTAGGAAAGTTCACTATCCTATTTGCTGCAAGAGTGCCTGTAAATTTTAAAGTCATATTTCTTGCATTTGAAATTGCAGCATCTGTCATTGCTAAAGTTACATCTGCTGATGCAACGTCTATTTCTTGATAACCTGCGATTGCTTGCTGTACTAAATTTAAGTTTGTATTTGTTTTATCGCCCCACGTACCAGAGTTTTCCCCTGTTACCATTAGTTCGATTTTTAAATCTGTCGAATAACTTGATGCCATTTTAGCTCCTTATAATTTCTACAATATACATTTTTTAAGCTGCTAAATCAACCTCTGTCCATGTATTTGTTACTCCTGGGTCTATTTCACGCCAGGTTGTAATATTAGGCGAACCCGTATTAGCTGTCAATCCTATACCTGTAGGAATAACCACTGCAGTTCCAGTTACTGTAACTTGACCTACGTTAAATGTAGCAGAAACCCCTGTTGCTTCAGCAACAGATACACCGTCCGCAGTCCCTGCAGAAACTGTTGAAGAAACCCCTGTTACAGAAACATTTGCATTACCTAATGCGTCTGAGTTTCCAACAAAACCTGTTAGTTCTACCCCAGTTACTGGAACATCAAGTCTAGGTTCCGCAACAACTTGGCCTACAGAACTTGTTAATACAATACCTGTTACATCAATAGATGCTGTCCCTGTAACAGTGACATCACCAATACCCGTGGTTAATAATTCACTTTGAGCTATTTCGTTATCAGAATTAGCTGAAGTTCCAACTGAATTAATTTCTGTCTGTAATTCAAGTCCATTTACTTCAATTGTAAAATCAGTAAATGCTTCTTCGTTTCCGATAGCTGATGTTAAACTAATACCTGATAGTTGAACTGTGTAAGCATCACCCCAGGCTTGGTTACCCCATTCTTGCCGTCCCCAACCTACATTAATTTCTCCAGTTGCAGTTGAGGATCCAATACTTGTGGAACTAGAAACTCCAGTTACAGAAACAATGGCATCACTTTGATTGCCCCATTGATTTTGTCCCCAAAGTTCTGTTCCCCAAGTATCGGCCATTAAACTTTACCTTCTTAGCTAATTCTTAAAATAGCAGCAGAAGTCGTAAAGTCAGGAAATTGAATAGTGAAAGTACCAGCTGTTGCAGTTTTATCACCACCAAAATCCAAAACAGCAACTGCGCTATCTGAGTTTGATGTATTATAAATTAATGCACCTCTAGCTGTTAATGATACCCCTGTAAACGATCTGTCACCAAAGTCGACGATCGCAACACCTGATGCTACAGATGTTTGTTGAGATCCAACTGCTAAAGCTCCACCACCTGCAGCATATTGACCAGATGCTCCGACTTCATTATCAGTTGTGTATGAAGTGGTTGATGCACCTAAAGTTGCAGATGAAGTGTATAAAGCTAGTTTAAATTTATCACCAGTTGTTTGTGTAAAGTTGTGTTTTGCTTCTAATAGTTCTTTCTTAAAAGAATTCGCTATTGCGTTTGTTGTTATTGCCATTGTTACTCCTTAGTTAATTTTATTAAGGACTAGGTGAGTCTAATGGTATTCGAGTCACCCCATCACTATAATCATCTCTTCTTCTGTATCCTTTTTGAAGAATAGCAAAAGTTTTCAATTCCTCAGTATAACGGTTTTTGTACAGGTTGTACATATCCTGTGGGCCTTTTAAGAAACCAAAAGCCTCAGTCATTACACCATAGAATAATAAATTTTCAGCATATTGAGATAGATACGTTGTTGTATTCGTAGCTGATAGATGTTGAGGTGTTTTAATATAATTAATCTGTACCGTAAAAGCAGCACTCGGCGCTGGTGCAACAAGAATATATGTTGGATTTTCGTCCCAATATCCATAGTATTTAGGAACTCCAGTTACTAATGGACTTGTATCTGGTGAATATTCAGAAATAAAAGTTTGATCTCTCTTTTCTAAATAAACTCTAGGAGTCCCTGATTGAGTAGAATCAAATACTTGAACAGCTCTTAAATATAATAAATCTGCAGGTAATACTAAATATCTATTTCCAGAAGTAAATGTAGACAAAGAATACTTACGGTCTACATCCATGCCATCGACAGCTCTAGATATAGTTAATTCAACATCTGTAATAAATCCTTCAACAATTGAATCGGTTAAAACATTTGAATCAACTTCGGTATAATCTCTTACTTTTGTGACTAGTTCTGAAAATGTTAATGCCATTATGATATCTCCACTGTTACTTTAGATAAATACATTGCTATTGCAGGTTTAATATTTCTACTAGGTCTCATACCGTCTGATGAAAATGCAGAATCACTTTGACCATCAACTGGAAATGCAGTCACTACCATATTTCCTCCACCAATTTGATCTGATGGAAACTGTTGTGGTCGAGCGTCCAGGAGCCCTTGTGGATCACCCCCGTATATTTTAGGCTCTAACTGTGGATGTTTAGGCTCGAACTCCGAAATGTGGACGATGGATCCATTCCATTCTTTAACCATTTCAACATATGGAAAAGCTTGACCAGAACGGTCGGATATCGCTAATGAATTTTTACCTCTTGCAAATCGTGCCATTAGTTCCTCGTTGGATAGTAGTTAGCTGGTGAAATGAATACAGAAGTTCTTTGACCATCTTCATCTAAAGCTCTTTTTAATTCATCTTCATAATAGAGTTTTAAAGCTTGTGTTTTATCTGGTGAATATTTTAAAGATAAATAAAAAGCTAAACCAGAAATCATACAAGGTAAAAATCTAAAGGGGACATCAGCTGTATTACCGTACGCGCCCGCATCTTCAATTCTATTTAAAGTGTAATAGTGTAAATAAGTATAAGTTGTTGCATCTGGAGTCAGATACAATGTAATTGTAGGTGTAGTTTGTCTATCTACAAAGTATTGTGATGGCTGACCTGTAGATCCTTTGTTAGGTAATGCTGCATAAGTTGATCTATCAATTTTAGATAAAGATATATCATTAACACTAGACCCTGGTGAAATAGCAGTTGAAATATATGCCTCTAGAACATCGTTCGTGGACGACGGAGTATTATAAGTCGCTGTACCAGATGTTAAAAGTTGAGTTTGTTTTTCAACCTTCCAAAGATGCACTCCTCTATTTCCCCATTCAGAAAATAGAATATTTAATGAAGTTCTAGCTTTTTTTAGATCGTATCCAGAATTAGTTTGAAGACCACATCTCTCATAAGCTTCCTCTATGATGTCATCAATTGACAAATCAAATGCTGTAGTTCCTGATGTAGCCATTTAAACATATCCTTTATTTTTGTTTAGAAACAGGTTTGTAATCTTTTGCTTTACCTTTGTAAATTAAAACACCTTTTCTACCTTTTGGAGTAATTTCTTTAACAGTTATTTCTTTTTTTACTCCACCACCCATTTTCATTTTTTTAGCTACAGGTGATTTACCTGTCATAGCCATTTTTTTATGCATTCTTATTTTTTCCATTTAAAACACTCCTTTAAAGTTAGTTCCTTTGATAGCGATTCCGCCACCTTTCATTTTATTATTTTTTCCTCTTAGGATTTTAAAATCCTCTCCAGAAATTTTTCCATCTTTATTAGCGTCAAGTTTTTTTTGACCGCCTGTTAATCCACCTTTTTTAAGTGCATATCCAGTTATATTTTTACCTGGTCTTGATGGTCCGCCTTTATCGTATTCAACTCCAAAATCTGACTTAGGTTGATTTTTTGTTTTGTCATAACCAGAATCTTTTTTCTTTTTTATAGGAGGCATCATTGGTTTTGGTCTTGTTGGTTTAGTTGTAGGTTTTGGTGGTATACCTTGTTTTTCTTTTTCTCTTCTAGGTTCTCTCATTTCTCCGCCTTTCATCATTTTCTTTTTCATTCCAAAACTTTTAACATTTTCCATTCTTTTCTCCTTATCAGCAAAAACTTTTTGTGGACTTTGTCCTTTTAAACCTTTATCGCTTATTCTTCCTGAACCTTCTT